GATACTTTCCGACTGACAGTTACGGATTCTTTGCTGACGTGTTTACTCCTGCGAAGGAGTGGGATGGCATGGGCACCTACACGCAGTTTGGCCTAAAAGAGGTTCGTAAGGCGAAGTGCGATCTGCCGTGTGACGTGCTCCCGCACGGGGTCGACCGTTCGACCTTCTTCAAAACTGACCAAGCCGAAGCCCGCAAGCAGCTTGGTTTGGATCCCGATCAGTTCATCGTCTTCAATGGGAATCGAAACCAACCGCGCAAGCGTATTGACTTGACGCTGAAAGGGTTTATCCAGTTTGCGAAGAACGCGCCTGACGCGAGATTGTGGCTTCATATGGGCACCAAAGATCAGGGATGGGATTTGCTTCCTTTGTTTGACAGGATTGCTCGTGACTATGACTACGATCCTACCGGCAAGATCATGCTGACTAGCAATGACTTTGACGTATCGAAATGTTTAACGCAGGAGCGTTTGAATCTTGTTTACAACGCTGTTGACGTTGGCGTAAACACTTGCATTGGCGAGGGTTGGGGGCTCGTAAACTTCGAGCATGCTGCAACAGGTACGGCTCAAATTGTTCCTGATCACACTTCAATGCGTGAAATCTTTAACGGCATTCCGCGCATGGATATTGAGAGCTGGGAAGTAGATCGCAACTACGGCTTGGATCGAGGTATTCCTTCTCCTGGCCATTTGGCCGACATCCTTACTCATTACTACGAGCATCGTGACGATTTGCAGAAAGTTGCTGATTGGTGCTTTGACATGACTCAGCAAGACTTCTATACATGGGAAGTCATTGGAGATGCGTTTCTCCAGGTGATTGATAGGACTTTGAAAGCACCTACCAATTACGGCACCAAACGTCAAATCAAAGAGGCTTGAACATGGCTGATTTCAAATTCCGGCACGGCACCTACGACGCCTCGATTTTTAACCATGTGTTTGAGCAAAATGAGTACGAAATTGCCAGCTTGAAAGGCAAGCGATTGCTCGACATTGGAGGGCATATTGGTTCGTTTGCGCTCAAAGCTGTTTCGCATGGCGCGGATTACGTGGTGTCTTTTGAGCCGAATCAAGACAACTACGACTTGCTGTTTCACAACGTGATGAGCTTTGAGAACGCAGAAGCTCATCGCCTAGCAATCACTCGTAGTGACAAAGAAGTCGAAGTAAGGTTTGAGGCCAGTGACAACCCGGTGAATTCTGGAGGTGGGTGCAGTGTCACTGGACTCGGCGAGGTGGTTCCGTCGATGTCATTAGACGATGCGATTGACAAGTGGAATCCCAGCATCCTGAAGATTGATGCGGAGGGAGCAGAGTTTCCTGCTCTTTACACTTGCACCAAGCTTGATCAGATTGACACCATTTTTGGCGAGTTTCACAATGCCGTGGGCACCACAGGCATGGGCAAGATCTTGTTTGAAGAAAACACTCCTGAATTCTTGCAAGATTTCAAGGGGCGTTTGTCAATGGTGGAGCTTGCTGAATTCTTGAAAGAGCAAGGATTTCGAGTGCTTTATGAACACACTGGTTTTGATCTTGGATTGTTCTGGGCCTCAAAGTCCTTTGACTGTTTGCTTGTAGAGCCTCAGTAAGATTAAAGGAGTGCGCTGTAATTGCTATGAGCCGCAAGGAAAAGATCCGCAAGGTGATGGGTGAGTTTGAAGCCGGCACCTTGAAAAGCGGCTCTGGCGAGATTGTCAAAGATCCTCGTCAAGCAATGGCGATTGCGATGAAAGAAGCTGGCGCTTCTTCTGAGGGCAAAAGCGATGCTTACGTTGCCGGTTACCTTGACGAGATGATGGGGCCTGGCGAAAAGCGTTGTCGCGGCTATCTCAAAAAGCTGTCTGAAGATCGCCGTAAGCGAAAAAAGTAGACAGGGGCGATGCCGAAGGTTTCGCCCCGCCAAAAGCGGTTCAAGCAGCCGCTCGTCGCGGCCTTGAATTAAGAAAGAAGCACAAGAAAGGAGGCTTGACTAGCCAGGAAGCTGGCAAAGAAGGCATCGGAAGCGGAGTTGTGCGAGCGTCTAATCTTGCGAATGGCAAGAAAGTCAGTGCAGCTACTTTGAGGCGCATGTCTGCATTCTTCTCAAGGCACGAGAAGAACAAGAGTGGGGGTGAAGATGACGCTGGCTTTATTGCATGGCTTCTTTGGGGAGGTGATCCTGGGCGTGCCTGGGCGTCACGCACTCTTAAGATGCTGGAAACGCGTAAAGAACAATGATGGACGGAGTGAAGCTCGTGAGAGAAGAAGAAGGCGTCAGTGTTCTTGAGGCTTGTCAAATCCTTTCGAGAAACGCGCATCGCAACACGTCGCAGTGGGAATACGTGCATAAGCACGTATTCAAGAATGGTCGCTTGGAGGAGACTCACGAGTATGTGCTGAGTCACTATGACTCTCCTGACGAAATGTTTGAAGAGTGCAAATTCTTGACCTTTGAGGCTGTTGCTATGGCAAAGGCTTATGTAATGGAAGGAATCGAGGATGCACTTGCTTCGATCCACGAAGAGGACGACGAAGACTAAAGCATTTCGTTTTGGAGCAGGGTTTCCAGCAGGATGATGTAAAAAGCATCCCGGCAAGCCCGTAGCTTCACTTGCTCTTCTGGGTCTCCTCCGGCCCAGTTTTGGTATGCCTTGGAAAAGGTGTGGTGCATAAACCTCAACGATTCAAGGTTGCAGGTGATGTCCACCGGGATCTCATCTTCTCTCATGGCCAGCATGTACGACGAAACTTGGGTAGCCCATCAGCCATAAGACACTCAGTTCAAATAAGCCGCTAAGCACCCTAATCTGAGCGACATCTGGGGAGATTATCCCTCGCTCAATGCGAGAAACAGTAGCCTGATTGCAATAGAGCACTTTGGCCAAGTCTGACTGGGAAAGCCCGCAGTTCTCCCTCGCTTCTTTAATTCTTTCGCCAATCAAAGCCTTTGCGTCCGCGTAGGATACCCGTGGTGGACGGAGTCTATGCGTTCTCACGAGTTTCTATGCAGATTAGCATAAAAGACAAACTAGGATAGAAATAACACTTCTAAAGTGTATGTATGGGAAGCACATCCTGCAGGTACGACTTTTCGCCTATTGAGAAGTATGAACTCACTCCCGAAGGTTATCTTCGTGTGTGGGCTTCTATTGCTCGTACAGGCATTCAGCATTACACCGATGCTGATGGCTCTTTGCGACGAGAATTTCGCCCTGAGTCGGAAGTGGCGTCCCCCGAAAGCCTTGCCTCTTTTGCGGGCAAAGCTATCACTATGGAACATCCTCCTGTCCTTTTGGACAGCGAGAACACCAAGGAACACGCTGTCGGATTTACTGGTACGGAAGTTGTTTATGACGACGGATTTGTCCGTGCAGTCATGACTGTGACCGATCAATCAGTTATCGACAGGGTGATGCGAGGTGATGTTCGTGAAGTGAGCGCCGGCTATCGAGTCGAATACGACCCGACGCCTGGCGTTACAGATAGTGGCGAACACTTTGACGGTATTCAGAAAGCAATTTCTGGAAACCACGTCGCTATCGTTCGTCGGGGCCGAGCCGGCCCGCAAGTGAGGTTGCACCTTGATCGCCAAGATGCTGCCGATCCATCTTTAATCCTTACCGAGGAGTCTCACACAATGACGGCAAAAGTCGTGTTTGACGGCGCCGAGTTTGAGGTGAGCGAGAGCGTTGCTCTGGCGATCACCAAAGAACGAGAGGACGCCAAGATGTCCTACGAGGACATGATGAAAAAGTACGATGCTCTCATGAAAGAGGCAGAGGACATGAAGGCCAAGATGGCCGAAATGAAGGATGGCATGAAGGAGAAGGAAGATTCTCTGGATGGCCGTGCCGATGCCCTGACTGAGCAGATCGACTCTCTCAAAGCTGAGCTTGAAGAAGCCAAGCGTGTTGACGTTGACAGCCTGGTTGCTGATCGCGTTGCTCTGGTTGAGAAAGCTCGCGTTGCCCTGGATGCTGAGTATGCATTCGCTGGCAAGTCTGACCGCGAAGTGATGGTTGACTCCATCAAAGCTGTTCGCGGTGATTCCCTGGAACTGACTGATCGTTCCGACGATTACGTTCAGGCCCTGTTTGACACCATCGCTGAAGACGCAAAGCGCAGCGACTCCACCGAGGAGCTCCGCGAGGCTGTTGCATCCATCGCATCTCCTGCTTCTGCTCCTTCCGCCTATATGGAGAAGCTGCAGAACGCTTGGAAAACTCCCCTGTCCATTTCTAAGGAGGCTAAGTAATCCATGGCCGTTACTTTCACCACTAGCGCTGGTTCTGCTGGTGGCGTTCAGTCCAGCTACGCCCTGGAACTGACTGCCGCCCTGGAAGGCCAGTTTGCTGATATCGCTGATAACAGCGTTTCCACCTTTGTTAACGAGACCGGCGCTGTTGTTGCTTATGGCAACCTCGTCGTTGTCAACGCTTCTGGTTCTGTTGGCAACTCTGCCAAGACCATCGCTGCTGCTAACAACACTGTTGTTGGCATCAATGCCCTCACCTATGTGGATGAGACTGCTACCGACGCCAACTCCCGCCCTGGTGTCAAGGACGATCAAGTGATGAACGTTCTGAGCAAGGGTGTTGTGGCTGTTTACTGCGCCGAAGCAGTTGACCTGACCTCTGCTGTTCGTGTGTTCCACACCGATCACAACTCCACTCTTTCCGGTGCCCGCCCTGGCCGTTTTGGCAAGACCGCTGTCCAAAACAAGACCGCTGTCCTGGCTGGTGCCCGTTGGGTGTCTAAGACTTCTGCTGCTGGCATTGCCCTGCTGGAGATCAATGGCCCCGACCTTTCCCTCACCGCTGACACTTGATAGGAGGCCCCAATGAGCGAATTTCGTCTTGATGATGCTGGCCTCTTCCTTGATCGCCAGCTCGAATACATCAGGCCCCAAATTTTTGAGGTGGCCTATGCGGATATCAAATATCCGACCATCCTTCCTGTGACTGCAGAAGCCGGTCCTGGAGCCCAGACTTTCACCTACCGCATCATGGATGCAACTGGTGACTTCAAACTCATCTCTGACGCTGCCGATGATCTGCCGCGTGCTGATGTGAGCCAGACCGAAAAGAGCATCAACATCCGCTCCTTCGGTGGTTCCTTCGGTTACACCGTGCAAGAGCTGCGTGCTGCTCAGATGGCCAACATTTCTCTTGAGCAACGTCGCGCCTCTGCAGTGCGTCGTGCATACGAAGAGAAGGTTGAGAGTGTCGCCATGTTCGGCGAAAGCTCTGTTTCTCTGACTGGTTTCTTCAACAACGCAACTGTTGATGTCATCAGCGCTAACAAGTGGTTCTCCACTTCTGCTGTGACCGCCGATGAAATGCTTGAGATCCTGAACCAGGGTGTTAGTGCAATCATCAGCGGCTCCAACATGAAGGAGCAGCCCGACACGATTCTCATGCCCTATGAGGATTACAACACCGTCTCCACCACCCGTAACTCCAACAGCTCCGATGTGACTGTGCTGGAGTATTTCCTGCGGACCAACCCCTTCATCCGCAACGTGGAGCCTATCAACCAGCTTGCTGCTGCTAACAGCAGCCTGGCCAAGAACCGCATGGTGGTCTACAAGCGTGACCCCCAGAAAGTTCAACTGCACATCCCTCAGCCTCTGGAACTGTTCCCGCCTCAACAGCGTGGACTTGAGTTCATCGTTCCCGCACACGCTCGCGTGGGTGGCACTGCGATTTACTATCCGAAGTCTGTCAAGTATGTGCAGGCTCCTTGAGGTCTGCTGATCAAGAATGGGACGGTTAAGCTGCACTTGCTGAATTTATTCGCGCAATGCTTGTTGCTTACCGTCCCGAACTTGAGAACCCGCCTCGTGAAGCTGGCTTCGGAATTATCACCGATAAGGGACTGATTAGTTTGACTCCTGGTCTCAACCAAGAGATTCCAGACGATCAGTGGGATCTTGCAAAGCAAAATCCAACGGTCAAGTCTCTGCTCACAATCGGCGCTCTGGAAGAACTGAAGGAGCGTGTGGAAGTGGAGACCATCCCTCAATCAATTGAGAGCTTGTCCCAGCTTCCTTTGAGCCAAGCCATCCAAGCAATCGAACTTCTTCATGATGACGAAAAGCTGGTTGGCTGGAAAAAAGTTGAAGGTCGAGTAAGGGTACGCAATGCCATTGCTCGTCGACTTGAAGCTATCAAGACTGGCAAAGCATGACTGTTACTTACTCGGGTTTTCTGGAGCGGTTCCCTGAATTCACGCCACACCCTTCGGGGATTGTGAATGGGGCAATCGAGAGTGCCACTGCTGATGTGTCTACGGACGTTTTCGGCAACCAAACCGACCGGGCAGTGCGCTTTCTTGCTGCTCACATTGTCGCCATTCAACTCACTCAAATGGGTATTCAGATTGGGGCTACGGAAGGCAAGGTTTATGGCGAAGGACTTGATGCGACTCTTTATGGTCAAGAATTCAAGCGACTCTCTGACTCAGCCTCCAACGCTTCAATTATCGGCTTCGTTATCTAATGTCCAACCCCATACCACCACTCGCAAATGCAACCCTGGTGTTTGCAACTGCCAGTGGGTATGCGGTTGATTCGATGACGGGCAACTACGTTCAAATCGATCAAGATGCGACGTATTACGCCACTTTGAAGCAAAGCAGGGATCCAAGTTACGATCAGCGGATTGGTGTTGACGAGAGTGCCATTTACATGAAGGGGCGCCTCGTCAGTCCACTTGCGTTTTCGGGAGTGCCTCCTGGCAGTGTTGCTGAAGCAACAATTGAAACCCAGGAGGGACGTTTTGAACTACTCCCTTCCACTGAGATGACTGATCATTATCGGCAATTTCTAGGCACTCCGATTCACGGCTACTTTAGAGTTGTGGGATCAGGCAGTGTTCTAAACCGTTAATCCAAGCTCCTTCGCATTGTTTCAATGGCAATTCAACATCCAAGTCAAATTATCAAAAGCCAAGACGCGATTGTGTATCTTGGCGAAGTTTCCGGCGCTCGTCCTACGGCTGCTGTCACCAATGCTGGCGTGATTTCCATCACTAACCAGCCGAGCACGATGGAATACCTGACCGGCGTTACTAACGCTTCGGTGGCCATCAATGACAACGAGCAAGAGTACTATCTGCTCGGCAACGGCGGTTTCGCTGACAGCGTTATCACCACCACTCGGGCTCAGGCTTCAATCACCACCTATTTCCAGCGTGACCTTGATGGTTCTGGCAGCAGCCAAGCTGTTCAAACCACTGGTTACGACGAAGCTCTGGCTCTGGCTCTCAAGGCTCGCAACGACAAAGACGCTGAGCTGTGGGTCGAGGTGTACAAAGAGATCACCGCTCTGAACTACGACCTCACCTGCTTTGCTGCTCGCGTGATGAACTACAGCGAGAGCTATCCCGCAGACAACCTGATTGAAGTGACCTTCGATCTGATGAGCCGTGGTCCTGTGAGAGCTGGCACTATCGCCCTGTCTAACACGATCATGCCCTCTGCTCCTAACTGATTGTTTCAAGCTTTCAGTGTTCTTTTTAGCCCCCGTAAGGGGGCTATTTTATTGTTATGGATGTCAAGCAATTACGAGAAGTGATCGAAGATGCTCTTACAAGCATCGTCGGAACTTACACGCTTCCAAACAACACCACTTTGCCCGCTTTTTATGTGGACGGGCAGTATGGAGTACCGAAGGACTGGAAGATTCAAGGACTGGAAGTCGTCATTCAAGAGTTTCCCACGCCAAACCCTCGCGCATGCGTCGGCACGGGCCTTGAGCGAAAGTTTTGGACAGTCATCATGACTGACTATCAACCGGCCTCCAGGAGCCTCCTGGACGCGATCAACGCGCTGAAGAAAAGGTTTCCTGATGGCGAGTACAGGTTTCGCGCAGAGAACGAAACCGTCTATGGTCAATGCCTGGTAAACATTCCAGACTTTGACATTTTCTTTTTGAGATGAAACTGCTGACCAGCGATTGCAAAAAGGTTTGGTTGTTCAATGCTCAGTCTGACAAGCCGTTTCTAAAAGCTGGTCTCGCGTGCTTTATGCCTGGTTGTGAAAGCGAGGTAACATTTACGGTGAAAGACCGTCAGGTGAAAGTTTCGTTGCCAGCAAGGGTGGTTAATGCGACCACTTCCATGCGAATGCTCAACGCTAGACTCTCTCTGCTCTAATCCTCTCGCAATGAGCAAGTATTCAGATTTCTTCCTGCTAGGCAAGCCGGAATATCAAACTATTGGCGATCGACTGCGTCTTCGCAAGTATGGCAGTTGGCTGGCGGAAGAGGCGTGGACCCGTGAAGAACAAGGCCGCAAACGTGCCTCGTTTAGCTTGAGGGCAATTGAACTTGCTCGAAAAATCTCTAAGGAGAAAGGTATTTCAGAGGACGAGGCTTTTGAAAGCCTCCAGAAAGCGGACGAAGATCGTGACGAATTATTTGTCGAATACTCGGAAGAGATCAACGCAATGATGGCGGCGATGCCGTCAAATAGAGATCAGTTTGAAGAGCTGGTCACTCTGTTCTTCCAAAACCGTGGGCAAGTCAAGGTTGAGAAGAAGTGGGAAGGCACTGAAGACTGGAGCGTGGAAGACACTCGCATGCTTCCTCAAAATTTCCTGACGGAAATTGAATACTTCATGACCATTGAAGATGAAGTGCTTGATGCCAGCGACGACGAAGAAGAAGCCCCAAAGGAAGCCACCTAGAGCGGCTGGAGCAGTTTTGTGAGGCTGCTTTAAGCAACGTCACTGACTGGTCAGAGATTTACTGCCGCATTGCGACTCTTTCGTTGTCTGATCCGATGTTTTATGCGGATCGTTTCGGAAGAGTCCCAGTTTTGCTGCTTAAGCGTTTGATCGCTATTGCGGACAGCGAGAAACAGCAGATCATCAACGCTCACAGCATCTCAACTGCAAAATTGGGAACAGTGGTTGTAAGTGCCCTTGGAGGAAAAGCTTCAAAGCTGGACGAGTTTCTGCCGTTTGCGGTGCCTCGTAACAGCAGGCAGATATCAGTTGAGACGGAAGAGGCTATGAGATGGGCTCTTAGCAACGAGAAAATGCCTGGTCAAATTGTTGCAATGATCGGCGCAGAACTCAAGAAGTAGAATACCCTTGGCGTTGCTAGATTTAAGTTATCAAATTGTCTTGACCTCGTGCCAATTCGGGACAATGTTACAACTAAGCTAATTCAGCTTGAAAAGATGCCTGAGCGCGTCTTTGAACAGGCGATGGATTGGGCTGAAGATGATCTTCAAAGACAATTTGACGTTCTTTTGCAAACGAACTCACAGAACATAACATTTCGACGTAACGGGCAAGTTATTACTCCAGGCACTGCTAGAGACTTAGTTGACCTTGGCAATCTAAAGAGAAGTCAGCGTCGTGTAGACGGTAAGAATGAAACTGTTTTCACTTGGACTGGTGGCCGAGGCGAAGAATATGCTGCGTATGTTCACGACGGATATGTTCCAAAGTTTCCGGGTGGTGGCAGAGGAAGACGTGTTGGTCCGAGACCGTGGACCCAAGCTACGATTAGAGGACTTGAGAGCGTTATTGGTGCGTTAATAGCCAAGGAGCTGAAGTAAGACATGGCTAATGCTCAATACGATCTGATTCTGAATCTCCGCGACAATGCGGGGACAACGCTCAAGAAACTCAAGAAAGATCTAGCGGATCTACGCAAGGAGTTTCACAAAGCTGAGATAGGAAGCGAAGACTTCATTCAAGCTGGCCAAGACATTCTCAAGGTAGAGAAGAATGTCAAGAAGGTTTCAAACGCATTTAGAGACCAAGAGCGTCATATTCACTCAGTTACAAGGGCTGTTGCTCAGTATCGGGCAGGATTGGCCCGAATGGGTCAACTCGACCGTAGGATTGCAAGCCCTATTGGTGGAGCGGCTGACATCTTTGGCAGCCCGGCCCAGCTCCAGGCGATGCGGCAGGCTCAGGCCGAGACAGAAAGAATTGCTCGTGAAATCAAGCGAGTTGAGACAGCAGCTAGGAACGCAAAAGAAGAAGCAGTAGAGCTGTTCCGAATTGGCATGAAAGCTCGCCAAACTGGCGACTTTACGGGCACTGGCAGTGTTATTGCCAGTCCCCTTCGAGGGAGAGCTAATCAAGCTGGTAGTCCAGCTAATCGAGACTTTGTAGCCAGCAGAAATCGTGCTCCCAAGGTTCAAGTTGGCTCTTTCAGGGCAGTCGAGATCAAGCTTGAAACCTTGCGCGACAAGGCGAATCGAGTCAAGCCTGACACCGAGGCATGGAAAAAGCTTCAGCGGCAACTGAAGCAGACCGAAGAGACCATGGCGCGGATGGAAAAGAAGCGCATCCCTCGTGGTCAAAGAGCCATGGGCATGGCCAGAGGTGCAGCAGGAGCTCTAGGAAGGGGTCTTTCTGGAGCTGGTGCCGCTGCATTAGCCGGCGGTGGCGTTGGAACCACGATTGGTAGTGGTATTGGCATGATGTTGGGCGGCCCCCTCGGCGGCCTGGCAGGTGCTGGTATTGGTCAAGCTGTTGACCAGATGGGCGCTATGGCTGCAAAAGCCGTGGAGTCTTACAACGCTGTCGAAAGGATGAAGCGTGGCTTGGCCATGGCTTCTGTTGACGCGGCTGATTTTGCTGAATCCAATGATCTTGTAAGGGAAAGCAGCCAAAGGCTGCTGATGCCTTTGGAGAAGACTTATAAGCATTTCTCGCAGCTTCGGGTTAACACCAAGCAGTTCGGAATGTCTGCGAAAGAGACGCAGAGAATTCTTGAAGGTACGGCTCTGGCGGTATCATCAACTGGCGGCTCAATGGAAGATGTAGACGGCGCAATGAGGGCCGTCGTTCAAATCTTCTCCAAGGGTACTGTGCAGGCCGAGGAGCTGAGAGGCCAGCTCGGGGAGCGTTTTCCAGGAGCCGTGGTCAAGTTCGCTGCCGCGAACAAGATGAGCATGCAGGAACTCCAAGACGGCTTGAAAAAAGGCCAGATTGGAATTGCTGAGTTCGTCAAGTTT